TGTGGCGCCGTCGGTCAGGAGCTCGAGGCTGGCGGTGGTGCGCACCGACTTGATGGCGGCGACCTGGTCCTCGAGGCGGTCGCGGATGGCGTCGATCATGCCACCCCCCGCACCTCGGCGAGGTAGACGCGCAGGATGCCGACGATCTCGACCTCGTCGGCGTCGCTGACGCCGAGGAACGGCCGCTCGGGCAGGGTCACCTTGCGGCCGCGCCCGGCTTGGCCGCCGAACTGATGGATGCCGGCATAGATGACGCCGGTGCCGATCTCGGCCGAGCGGGACGAGAAGGCATAGGTGATCGATTCGACGAGGCGAGCGGTGTCGACCAGGGTCTTGCCACCCTGGCGGATCGCCCGCTTGGACGGCAGCCAGGGGATGCCGTCGGGCGACGCCTGGTCCGAGCGAAAGCGCAGCCGGGTCGAGCTTTCGAGGGCCGATCCGATCCGGTCCATTGCCGGCGCCTGGTCGGCGCCGCGTCGGGCCAGCTCGGCGAAGGCGGCCTGCACCTCGCGATCGTCGATGGTGACCTCGACCTTCACGCCCGCCATCAATAGCCCTTTAGGCTGTCGCGGCTGAAGATGCGGGGCGGGGCGCTGACCTGGGCCGCACCGCTCGCGGGGCCGGCCTGGCCGACGTCCAGCCCGGCCTTGCCCATCGCCACGGCCTTGAGCCAGGCGACGGCGTCCTCGTAGCGCCGCCGCACGTCATCGGGCGGGGCAGCGGGGTGCAGGCGGTAGAAGGCGATGTCGGAGGCGACGGCCGTGAGCCGCGGCGGGGTCGTCGCCAGCGGCAGGCCGTAGCGCTCGCCGAGCCAGGAATCGATCTCGGCCGCGGCGTCCTCGATGGCGCGCGCGACCACCTCGGCGTCGAGGCTGCCATTGCCGTCGCGGTCCGCCAGATAGGCGAGCTGCGTCGCGTCGAAGCGCTCGGTCAGGTCGTCGGTGGTGCAGTAGGCCATGGCCCGCCAGTCGATGGATCGGCGGCACCATGGTCCCGGCCGTCACCGCAACGGAACCCTGACAGTCAGCGCTCGGCCCCCTGACAGTCAGCGCTCGGCAAGGGCGGCGCCGTCCGCCTCCCTCTCGGCCAGAGCCTGGCGCAGCCGGGCCCCGTCGACCGTCTTGCCGTCCCGGGCGACGATCCCGATGGCATCGGCCTTGTCTTCGACCAGCGCCGCACCTGCGTCCCATTCGGCGTGGCTGGCCGGCCGCATGCCGGCCGGCAGCGGCGGCAGGACGGCGGGGGCGACGGCGCCGAGCTCGCCGGCGCGCTTGCCGAGCGCCTTGCCGGCCTGGCGCAGGCTGGCGATTGCCGCCTCGCGCTCCTCGCGCGGCGGCTCGAGGCCGTTCTCGACGACGTAGCCGCGCTCGAGCTCCGCCGCCGCGCGCAGCGCCGCCGCACCGTCGATCGCTGCCCAGTGCCGCTCCACCGCGGCTGCCCTGGCGCGCAGGTCCGGGCCGGGGCTGGCGCGCTCTCGCACGGTCTTCTCGACTGCCAACGGCTCGCTTTCGGGGGTGCGAAGGGTCATTGATAGACTCCCGTGGTCAGGCGTGGACGCCCATGGCCAGACTTGGGCGAGGAGGGCCGGGGCGTGACAGGACGACGTCGGCGAGGATGCGGCCCTGCAGCGACCAGCTCTCGGCGTGCCGGGCGTGGCCGAGCCAGGCGGCGATCACCGCCTCGACGTCACGCCCGTCGCAGCGCCCCTCGGCATAGCGCCTGCAGAGGGCCTTGAGGCGCCGTCGAATGCGCTTCACAGAGCCGTTGCGCAGCCGCCGATGCGTCGGCCAGATGCGGTAGCCGAGGAAATCCAAACAGCGGCCGCCGGCCTCGATCTCGAAAACCTGCGTCTTGCTGTTGGTGCGCAGGCCGAGCTCGGCATGCAAGAACCCCTCGATCGCGCGGCGGGCATCGTGCAGGGCGCTCTTGTCCGGCCCGAGCAGCACCCAGTCGTCCATGTAGCGGGCGTAGTGCCGCCAGCGGAGCTCCTGGCGCACGAAGCGGTCGAGCTCGGCAAGATAGATGTTGGCGAAGAGCTGTGAGCTGAGATTGCCGATCGGGATGCCGCGCGGCAGGGCGGCCTTGCGCTCGGCCGAGCTGTCGATGATTTCGTCGACCAGCCAGAGCGTGCCCGGGCAGGCGACGTGACGGCGGACCAGGCGCTTGAGGGCGTCGTGGCAGACGCTGGGGAAGAACTGCGCGATGTCACCCTTGAGTGCGAAGACCCGGCCGTGCCGCCGCTTGACCCGGCGCATCATCGCCTGCGCACGGTCGGCGCCGGCATGGGTGCCCTTGCCGACCCGGCAGGCGTAGCTGTGGCTGTCGAAGCGCGCCTCCCAGATCGGCTCGATGGCGGCGACCAGTGAGTGCTGGACGATGCGATCCTTGATCGGCAGGGCGGCAACGGTGCGGCGCTTGGGCTCGAACACGTCGAAGAGCCGATAGGGCCCGGTGCGATAGACCCGCTGCAGCAGGCTTTCCTGGATGGCGAAGAGATGGGGCTCGAGATCGGCCTCGAAGGCGAGGATGTCGCCGTGCAGCCGCTTGCCGCGCTTGACCTTGCGCCAGGCGGCATGAAGCGCGGCGAAGGGCGTGATCTGCGCGAAGAGGCCGGCGACGGTCTTCATGCAATCATGAAGTCATGACGGCCGGGGCGGACGGTCCCTGGCGGTACTGGCCCGCCCCGGCCTGTTCATGTTTCGCCGCTTGGGCGTGGAGCGCCGGCCCTTTCGGGGGAGTGCGGGATGCGGGCCCGTGAGCCCGCACCTTCTGACGATCCCCGAGAGCGGGGCGGAAGCCGATGTTCGTGTTCGCGTTGGCCCGGGAGTTGTTCAGGTTCAGGGCCGCGACGCCCGCGTTCGAGCCGTTGTTCCAGTTCCCGCCGCGGATCGGCAGGCGCTTCAGCCGGTACGCCGGCACCCCCTCGCTGCGATCGCAGCCAGCCGCCGACCATGCGGCCGATCTCGTCCAGCTGGCGCGACCACGTCTCGTACTTCTTGAGGTCGATGTAGCGCAGGCGGTGCGCCAGGCGCACCTGCGAGCGCAGAAGGTCGAGCTCGACGTCGAGATCCTGCAGCGTCGTCTTCTTGTGGTAGCGGCGGTTGCAGGTGACGACCAGGCGCAGGAGCTGCCAGAGCGAGCCGCGGATCTCGGCCGCCAGGACGTGCCGCTCGTGCTTGGGGAAGTGGCGCAGCGCGCCATAGCTCCACTCCAGGCAGTCCTCGACCTTGCTCTTGATCTTGAGATCGCCGGACACCGTTCGCTATCGCTCACTTGGCAGATCACCAGGGCGCAGATCATCAGATTACGAAAGCGGGGCGGAAGCCGATGCCCGTGCTCGCGTCGGCCCGGGAGTTGATCAGGTACAGGGCCGCGACGCCCGCGTTCGAGCCGTTGCTCCAGCTCCCGCCGCGGCGCGGCAGGCGCTCGCCGGCGGTCGTCACGTATGCCCTGCCCGTCTGCGGGGCCGCGTCCGACCAGGGATACAGCCCGAGGGCCATGGCGATGGGCGGCACCGGGTCGATGGCGCCGGCGCCGATGTCGCGATACCACGTATTGACTGACGACCCGCTGACATTGCTGGAGGTCGCGAGGGCGATACCGCTCGTGGTATCGTAGTGCAGGGTGGGGCCGCCAGGCGACGCCGGGTCGACCAGGGCGCCCGTGTCGGCGCGGATCACGCGCCAGGCGGCCGAGCCGAAGCTATTGTCCGCAGTGACACCCGCGGACGACGGGATCACGAAGATCTGGCCATCGACCGAGGCGACGTCCCACATCCACTCCCAGGCATTGCCGACAACATCGCATAGGCCCAGCGGGTTGTTGTTGTGCGTCCACTGCACGGGGCCGCTGCCGGTCAGTGTGCGCGCCGTGCCGCTGACGACACCTGGATCGAGTCCGTCCTGCCGGATGCCGGCCTGCGAAGTATCGCTGTGGCTGCGGCCGTAATCGGTGTTGCCGGTGCCGTCGGGATTGCGCGCGTGGGCGATCATCATGACGACCGCCCACTGCGCCATTTTGGGCAGGTGCCAGCCAGGGCCCTTGGCCTCGACCGCGGCCTTCGCCGCATCGCAGCTGATCGACGCCCAGGGGTCCTTCAACGGCAGCGACACCGGCACGCCGGCCTTGTTGCTGGCGAGATACTTGCCCCACCAGAAGGCGTCCTTCGCCACGCCGCCGTAGGTGAAGGCCTGCTCGAGCACATGCGCCGAAATGTCGGCAGGGTACTGGTCGGCGACCGAGAGCCAGTCCTCCCGGCTCACCCTGACCATGACATTGGCATTGCCGGCGATGTCATAGAGGATCGGGTTGCGGCCGCCGGCTTCGCCGATTCGTCGGCCGGCGACGCTGACGAGCTTGCCCATCAGCGCTTCGCCCGCTTGCGCCGCGGCGTCTCGCCGGCCGACGGATCGGCGGAGCCGGCACTGCCCGCCGGCTTCGCGACGGCTGGCAGTGCCGGCAGGCGCTCGACGGCGAGCATCGGCTCCGCCTCGAGGCGCGCGATCCCCGCCTCGTCGAACCGCCCGTCCGGGTACTCGACCGGCCTGGCGGGGTGCGCCACGCCGCAGCGGCGAAAGCCGCCGCGGCGGGCCGTGATCCTGACGGCGGACATCAGGCCAGCCAGGGCGTGACCATGAGCTCGGCCGTGCCCCTGTAGACGTTGGTGGCGCCGGCCGCGTCGCGCTCGGCGTTGAGGATCTCGAGCGCCTCGCCCTCGAGCGACGGCGGCACCACCAGGAGCCGCGGCATGACGCCGAGCGGGCGGCCGTAATCGCCCTTCAGCGCCATCAGCGATTCGCGGGCGAGCGCGTAGGTCGTCTTGGAGAGCGTCTGCTTCGAGCCCCAGGCGAACTGCCAGAAGCCGAACCCGACATTGTACCGCGCTTCCACGCCGTATACGAACTGGCGTTTCTCGAAGACGTTGTCGTCCTCCTCGCGGTCCTTGCGCACGAAGTTCGGGCGCTTGCGCATCTGCAGCAGGATGGGCTTCAGCGCCCGCCGGTCGTCGATCAGGAACCAGGGCGTGCCGGAGCCGCCGTCGGTATTGGCGACCGACTGCGGGGCGCCGTCGGCATCGAGCACCGGGTGGTCGGTGTCGAAGTAGTATTGACCGTCATAGCAGAGGGTCGAGAAGCCGGCCTTGAGCAGCGCGAAGATCAGCTCGGCCGGGTGCGCCGCCGTCGCCTGCCCCATCTCCCGAAACAGCGGGGCGTAGACGCCGTACTGGTCGTCCTCGATGTCGTCGCGGTCGACGCCGATCGTCTGCTCGAAGGTCTTGTTCTTGATCGCGTAGTCGTGAACCTGGATGTTCTGGATGACGCGATCGCCGACCCACTCGCGCATCTTCGGCATCTTGCCGAGCCAGCCGTACTTCTCCTCGCGGGTCGAGGACGGCACCTCGGTGGCGATGCGCATGTGCTCGGGCGGCGCCATCCCGAGCCCTTCGTTGAAAGCCGTGCGAAAGCCGGTGTAGAGCCGGATGATATTGGCGCTATTGACGAGCATGGGGCGGGCCTTTGCTGGGTGCCGTCAGGCGTGGGGGCGGTGGCGGCCAGAGCGGCCAGCCGGGGTCAGGTGACGGGCAGGCGGGTGTCGATCCAGACGCCCTGGGCGTCGACGTCGACGATACGCCCCGCCGGCGAGCGGCTGCCGGTGCCGTCGGTCAGCGCCACGGTCTGGTCGTCGACGACGTAGGCGATGCTGCCGATGTCGCCCTGGTCGATCAGATCGGCGGCGGCGCTGTTGGCGAAGCGGAAGATGCCGCGGCGCACGCGGACGCTGATGTCGCCGGCGCTGCCGGCGCTGTTGTCGGCGAGCTCCGCGGCGCGGCCGACCGGCTTCAGGCCGGTGGCGGTGGCGCCCTTCACGGCATTGCCGCTGGCGTTGACCAGCACCAGGGCGCCGGCGAAGATCTTCGTCGAGGCGGCGACCGGCAGCACGACGGCGTTGCCGTCCCGCTCGGGCGTATTGCGGTCGGCGGCGAGCGCGGTCATTCAGCGACCTCCAGGCTGAGGGATTTCTTCCAGTTGTCGGGCTCGAGGCCCATGGCCGAGCAGACGGCGAGATCGTCCTCGTCCATCGCCGCCTCCCGCTTCGGCCTGCCAGCGGCCTTGCCCGCCCCCCGCTGCACGATCGCCGGGGCAGCGGCGCACCAGGCGGTGAAGCCTTCGGGATCCTTGGCGGCGTAGGCCTGCGCCCATTCGGCCATGGCCGGCGTCACCTTGCCGGCCGCCTGCGCCGCCTCGACCAGGCCGGCAGCCTTGGTCGCGGCCATCTCGCGCTTGATCTGGCCGAGCTCGCTGGAGAGCCCCTGGAAGGTCGACATCGGCACGTACCGCGCCGGGTCAGGCTTGGCGTCGCCCTGCGCCAGCGCCTCGGCCTTCGCCGTCACCTGCGCCGCCGTCGCCGTCTCGTCGAGGCCGAGCGACTGGGCGACCGTGGCGAGCATCGACGCGGCCGACGCCGCCAGCGCCTGCGTCGCATCGACGATCTCGCTGGCGGCGGCCGTGTCGGCGAGGCCGAGGGTGGCGCGGAGCTCTGTCTCGAGGTCCATCGAGCTTTCCTTTCGCTGCGAGGCGAGCGCCTCGAGGACGAGATTGGGATAGTTGGTCAGC